CATGCTATTATATTTGTGACGCATGTAATAATAGTATGATTCTTGAGACGTTGTGGCAGTTTCTGGAGAATCTGCTTTTCTATCTACATCCTTTCCAGTAATAGAATTATATGAATCAACTAACTTTTTGATTTTAGCAATAAATCCATCTACATTTGTTTGAATATGTTTGTATAGCGCAATAATATTTGGATTAATATCACTCGCATAGACTTTTCCTTTAAAACTTGTGTTATATGATAAGAATGCGAGTAGTACACTTCCACCTCCAAGAAATGGTTCATAATAATTATTAAACTGTTTAGGAAAGAGTGAAAGCACATTTTCAATAATCTGTGTTTTACCACCGACCCATTTGAGAAACGGTTTTGTAAGTGGCTTTGTAAGTTTAAGAAGTGGTTCAACAGTATTTTTCTTTTTACATGCTGTTTTTCTTGCCTTATGACTATCAAAATGGCCTTTCTGGTCAAATGACTTTTCGCATGTTTCGCAAACATAGGTTGGCATTCTACTAAACTAAAAGGTTTTTGTGATCGGAGAATATCAATTTTATTACTTTAGGAATAAAATTCTGAAGATTTGTAAAATGTTCTCAATTTTATTAAATCTTTGTAAAATAGATGAAACCAAAAAAATCAGTAACATTTAAAAATACAAGAAAAATAAAGTTACCATTTACAACACCTAAACATCATACTGTACATGTGTTTAAAAACACAAATGAAAATGTAGAAGCGCGTAAATCTGCTCAGTACAACAATAACAATAACAACAACAATAACAATAACAACAACAACAATAATTTCTTTAAAAGAACACCACGATACAAAAGAAGAGAAAAAGTTAAAAATACAATCATTCAAACTTTACGGAAAGGCAAATACTTCTTAAATGATACTAATAAAACTACTTAAAATCTGGATTCCATTCTAGCACACATTCATTATCAAATACATCTTGTAAATACCAGTTTTTCTTTACAGCAATAGCATCACCAAAATCAATAATCCACAATCTTCCATCTAAATCTTCAATAAAGTTGTACGGAGTCACATCAACATACTCTATATCACATTCATGATATAGAGTGTGTAGAATATTATAAATATCTTTTCTTAGTTGAACTGGGCAATCATTAAAATTTTCACCATACATGTACGCAATACACATGTTATTAATCTTTTCCATCTTAATATATGTTTTATAGTCAGTGTTAATAATACGAGGGGCGAGTCCTTTACGAAATGCACGCGTTTGTAGCTCTACTTCATTGCGAATCTGTTGCTCAGTGCGATCAGAAACATCTTTCACAAACATTTTATGCTTTTGACTAGTTTAAAAAATATAAATCCGTTTTATCAATTTTTTCCCTAAGTTATTCAAACACTTTTCACCGTTCAAAGGTTCTTTACCATATACGTCCCTTCCAGATGATATCCACACTTATTCTTATAGTATTCGCGCGTTCCTACACCAGCAATTACTGCGATTTTCTTATAGCCAGCATCCTTGGCAATTGTCTCTGCGGTCGCCATGAGCCACTTTCCATAGCCTTTGTGCTGACTTCCATCTCCTTCCGTTCCTACTCCCATAGAAGTTCCATATACATGTACTTCACGAATGAGCGCACAACCTTGAATCTCAGGAATGAAGATTTCATCTTCTCCTCCCCCTGGCGCTGGGTCAAAGCGAAGACGCAGAAATCCAAACAGTCCAATATAGGTTCCTAGATCGCCGGCCCAATAATAATGCTTTCTAGTAAGAAGAAGATTGATAAAGTTACAGAATAGAATGAAATAGTAAACTAGTTTCTGCATAAAGCTCATGCTATGAGCTTCAATGGAAATATGGAACTCTACACCTTGAGATGCTTCGTAACGACGAACTGCGAGAATAGGATAGTGATTATCGTGTTCCATATCACCAATCTCATTACAGCGAATACAATTACACTTCAGACCTTTCTTCTTCATCTGGTCATGAATCACTTGACGAAGATTCGAAATACCGTTATAGCCAGCTGCGATATCTTGCGTTGGGATGTCTCGTACTAGTCGTTGGATACGGACCCATGGATTCATATGGGTCTTATAATACGTACATACATCAATCAAATCTTGTAGATTTCTTTCGCTATAAGGCTTGAACTCCCCACTATTATACATATCTAGAATCTTTGACTTTACAATGTGTTTGTCATCAAATGTTTGTACAACTGCGGTAGGATAAATCTTGATATCATCAAACTGGAGGTCAGGATTGTGAATCGCTTGCTCAAACATCCACTTATCTTGCTCTGGCGAGCTGCCTGGCAAGTCAGGCATTAGATGGACAACCACCTTGAGACCGGCTTGCTTTAGCAACCGAATCGCACGAATGGTATCTTTCGTGTAACACTTACGATTTACCTTCTTTAGAATCGCATCATCATAGTGCTGGACACCAATCTGAATACGCGTTACACCCCAACGACGATACTGCTGAATCGTTTCATGTGTAATATTATCAGGTCGGGTCTCAAGTGTGAAACCGATAATACGATACTTGGATGTTTCATTCATAGTAATCTCTTCATCTAGTGTCTTTGACTCACGCGGCTCATCGACAGTATTTGCGGCCCAATACAGCTCGCGAATCACTTGCTCACGATATTCGAGTGGATAGCTTTCCCACGTGCCACCACTGAAAATCACTTCAATCTTAGAGCACGTTTGCGCAATATTTCCAGTGGCTTTGTAAGAACCAATGCGACTATTGAACTGTCCTTTAATGTCAAAGTTTGATTCCAGAGCACGAAGCATTGCTGGCTCATTGGATAGATAAGAGCGAGGCTGGGTTGGATTTCCAGATAGGTCAGTCTCTTGAGGACAGTATGCGCAATCATACTTACAACTAAACTTATTAGGCGCAAGAACAATTGTAACAACAAGGACACCAGAATTGGAGCGAACTTGCTTCTTAATCATATACTTTTTCAGTTTAGGACTAATCTTTTTAGAGGAAAACCGTTCATAATACATCTTATGAATCTCTTGCTTAGAAGGATTAATCTGATACTGACGCTTGAGTTTGCGAGTCATACGCTCAATATCATCATCTGGGACATTAATCAGCTCGCTAACAAACTCTGCCAGTTCATCAGGGTCCGTGTTATAGTTGAACTTCTTGTTTGGCACGATATTCTCGATTTCAATAGTATCCGTCATTTTTGTGATACGAAATTGGTTGGCTGGTTTTTTTCAATTTTTTATATAATTAAAATTCCTTACCTTTAATAAAAATGTAAAGGAATAATCCATAAAAGTTTTTAGAAAACAAATCTAATATATTATACATAGTATTCTTTTGTTCAAATGGCAGTACAGCGCCAACACCATATAAACCCCATATACCAAAGAAAGCATAAAACAGTTGTGATGCTAATACAGTATGTTTTGCGTATTCAGAATATAATATTTTGAATATGTAAGCAAATGGTAAAAATCCTAATGTTATTCCTACATATTTATTAATAATTGATGTTTCTGCTAAATATCCTAGAGCTAACATTAAAGCGTTACCAATAACAACTTTTATTATATTAGTTCGTTCTTCATTAAACGATTCTAAAAATCGTATATTTCGTTCTGGATTTTTTAAATATTTGAAAAAAAGAATAAAACTTACAAGCATTGTAGGTGTCGTAATAAACCAATCTACATAACGATGGCTTGTAATATTTTTAGTTATATCACTATTTACAATTCTATACACAAGATATACATAAAATATAAATTCAATTGATTGAACAATGAGTTCCATTGTTAAAATGTCTTGTAAAATCTTATCTTTTTCTGGAATCTTAGCATATAAACCAGTGCTTTCAACTAGGCCTGTTAAAAACTGTAAAGCTAAACTTCCATAAGCAGAAATATTTAGATAGTTCATAACTAACTATTATTATATACTAGAAAATTTAACTTAATCTTTTTTTAAAAACACTTTATTTAATGATATTTCAATTATAGGATAAGAATTTTTATAATGCTGATAACCATATGGAAGGTGACCATATACATATTTATCATCATTATTCTCATAATCTAAACAATATCTATATAAATATGATATTATCGATCTTTCCATATTTACATTTAATGTATAATCATAATCTTTATTATTTTTAATAATTTCTTCTTTAATTATAGAAAGGAGTTCTGAATTATCTACCTTTATTGGAGGATTAAACTCTTTATTACATTTAAGATGCCACTTTTCTTCCCTTCTATATAAATTAGTAAAAGCAGAGCCAATGTTAAAATATCGTGATGGATTTACAAGAAGATATTTGGGAATATATATATATTTACTAACCAACAAAGAGTTTTCAGGATTATTAGAACATTTTTCAATACAAGATTTAACTAATGTTAGTACCTTATTTTTTTCTTCATCAGTTAGTTTAGAATATTCATAAATACATTCATAATTATAGATATTTGATTGTTTTCCAATTTGATTACCCATTTTCTGGTATATAATATTTCTATTTCTTTATGTCATATAATCCTACCAATATACTAACATCTTTTTTGGCTCTGTATCATAGAGTACAGCACATAAGTTACATCTATCATTTTTTAATGGAACATCGCATATTAAACAATGTGTTTCTTTTAATTCTATAAAACGCCATTTGAATCCACAGTTTCCACATTTGTATCGCTCGCCACCAAGATCATCATCAGGTAGTTTAACTGGGTGGTTATTTAAGCAACTACATTTCATATTATATAAAGATAGTATACTAACTTTATATAGTATGGGTTGTATTGAAACGGAATCGCTGCCGCTATGTTATGAATATGAAGAACTAAATAAGTTTTATCCAATAAATGATTATACAATGTATATATTATTTATTTCTAATATATTGTCATTAATTTTATTAAACATTTTACTTTTTAGATTAGGATAATGAACACATTTCTTCAATATACATATCTTCCCACATAAGTTCTTTGATTTCTTTTTTATCACCAACCATGATTCCAGCCAAGCCGCCTTCTTCCCAGAATTCACATTTTACCCACGCATCAGAGCGTTGAATAAGACTATCAATAATTTTAGTTGGTGGACTCCATGCGGTTGTACAATCAAAAATAATACCATCTTTGCCACGTTTTATAATAGTAAAATCCCAACAATCCCATTTTGTTCCCCAGTGCTCTATACAATTTTCATTTGATATATCTTCTACTGGATTTAATATATGAAATGAAAATTTATTATGAATGATTCGTTCAATCAGCTCTGGCGAAGCTTTGATAGTAATCTTGTTATAACAATGGTTGGGCATATGTATATTATTGTACTATTGTTTTAGGTTAGAGAAAAAATAAATTGTCATATATAATTTCTTATGTTATAAAATAAAAATATTTATTAGATGAAAAGAAATAAATTAAACCTTTATTATGTACTATTTGCAATATTATTTCTTTCAACAATATTATATTTTAATGTAATTGAAAGATTTACGGCACAAGCCTTAGAAAATTTTGATATAGTTATAATTGCTGGTCAATCAAATGGAGAAGGGTATGGGCGTAGAAATGAAACTAGTCAAACTCTATTTTGTGCTCAACCGCATAATATTGATGCTCCTTCTAAATTTGTACAGCATTATCAAAATGATGGAACTATTGAAAACGCAGTACACCCAATATGTCATTTTCAAGGTTGGTCTCAACGAAAACGTAGAGAACCACGATATACAAATAGAGGAGGCACAAGTTTAACTGATTGTAATCCTGTGGGGTTTGGAATAGATTTTGGAAAACAATATTATAATAATATGAGTAATGGAAGAAAAGTATTGTTAGTAGGATGTGCGTATGGAGGTACTGGATTTTTTAATGCTGTTCCTAACATTCCGTTTTGGTGGGAACCAAATGATGATAGTAATTATAAATTTGTAGATTCAAACGGAAATACTAGAAATGGACTTGTAAGAAGTTTATATTTAATGACTAAAACAAAACTAAACGAAGTAAGGGCAAAAGTGGGGCCTGAATCGAAAGTAGTCGCCTTATTATGGCAACAAGGTGAATCAGATGCTCGTGATGATTTACCGCAATATAGAACAAAGATACAAACATTATTTACTACTTTACGAAATGATATTAAAACTACATTTCCAAATTCTTCATCAAATGTTCCAATTCTTATGGGAGGTATATGCCCTGATGTTTATAGAAATAGAATAACAGGTGTTGAATCGCCAAATAGTGCAATGAAAGCTATGAGTTATTATATAAGAGATTCAATTGTTCCAACAGTAAATAATTGTAGATTTGTTTCAGCAGAACCGATGACTGGGTTTAACAGGTTTTTACAAGGTAATTCTTTCATGAGTAATAATGGTAGGATAATTGGTTCAAATGACAATATTCATTTTTCTGCTACAAGTCAAAGAGAATTAGGAAGAAGATATTTTAGCGTATTTAGAACAATGTAATAATTATAAAATTGAAAAGTATTTTTGATTGTATAAAATTATACAAAATGATTCACACATTTTCTGATAAGTCTGTTCTTTTGAAAATGAAAGCCAAAGAACTTGTTGGAATTCCAGTATGGAAAGGGAATCGTTTTATTGACCTTGAGCATGCAAATAAGATTGCTTCTGCTATTGGTGATGCGATTGAAAGACTTGACCAAACAATGTTTAAAGTAGTAAAATACAAAGATGGTGATGTAGAACAGAAATATTTAGTGGATGGTCAGCATAGACAGCATGTAATTAAAAAATACTATGAAGAATATTATATTCTTCCATCTAATTTTGATGTGTTGGTTCATGAAAAAACTGTAGATTCTGAAGCAGAAGCAATTGAATATTTTAACGCAATTAATAATACAAAGCCACAGCAAGATAATGATCCTAAAATTCTAGCAAATAAGTATATTCTTGCGCTAGAAAAGAAGTTTGTAAAACTTATTCGCCCTGAAGGAAAGTCAACAAAGCGTCCATTTCTATCGAATGAGTTGTTGCGCAAGATTCTAGAGCAACACAGTGTTAATCTAAAACAATCCAATGAAAGCGTACAGCACTTTATTAAGAAAGTAGAAGTGTGGAACAATAAGAAAATTCAAGAATATGAACTTGGAATTGCTTTGATTCCACCAAAAGATAAAACTGTACTAGATTCATGTTTAGAAAAGAAGTTTGTGTTAGCATTTGATTCTAAGTTGCCTTGGATTCGTGACTGTTTGTAATAAATAATCTATATATATATTATATATGGGATTCTTTACGAGAAAAAACAAGAAAAAGAATGCGTTAAGTAAAGCACGCAATGTAGAAGAACATGCTGCGTATGAAATAGAGCATAAGCATAGCAAAGTAGGAAATATATTAAGAGAACCCGGAAAACTTATGTATACAAATGTTGAACGTATTAAAGAGGAAACAGAAGATGAAATGATGAAAATTGCTGATAAATATGATGTTGATATTGATGAAATTAAAGAAGAATTAAAAAAGGAAAAAATGGAACCAGAAAAACTTGTTGATGCTGCTAAAGAGTTAAAGGAAATAGTTGAAAGTGAAATGAATTCAAAAAATTCCACTGTTACAATCACAATTTCTCGTGGACTTGCTAAAGTACTACTTGTTATATTGAATATAGCAGTATTTTTTGTTGTAACATTTGTAGGACTTGCTTCTACATTTGTTGCGTTGGGTGCGGCTTCAGCTGGTGTAGCAAGTACAGCAGGCCTTGATAAATTTTGGGATTGGGTATTCAAAGGAAAATGGATAATAGGGTTTGATACTAATTCTAAAAATAAGAATAATATGAAATATACAAACAATCCTATGAAGCTTAGAAAAAATTAAAAAAAATTGATAATTATAATATCATAGAATGAATAAAATGAGTAAAAACTGGTTTCAATACATTTTAGATAATCCTAATAAAAAATGGTCTTATTCTTTCTTATCAATGAATCCAAATATTACATGGGAAATAGTAAAAGATAATCCACAAATTAGTTGGGACTATAAATACTTGTCTAAAAATCATAATATTACATGGAAAATTGTAAATTCAAATGCAGAACTGCCTTGGGATTATACTTATTTATCAGAAAATCCAAATATTACTTGGAAGATCGTAAAAGAAAATAACGATAAACCTTGGAATTATGAAGTTCTATCAATTAATCCAAACATTACTTGGGAAATTGTAAAATCAAATCCACATATTCCATGGAACTTTCGTTTATTATCACAAAATCCTAACATTAGTTGGGATATTATTAAAGGAAATCCAAATCTATTTTGGGATTACTTTTACATATCAATGAATCCAAATATAACTTGGGAAATTATGAACAACAACCTTCATCTATTTTCGTATTCTTATCCTTTGACAAGGAACCCAAATATTACATTTGATATTGTTAAAAAAAATCCCAATATATTTTGGAATTATACTGAACTATCAGCAAATCCAAATATAACATGGGAAATTATTAAACAAAACCCACATAATCCTTGGAATTATTCTTATTTATCGAAAAATCCAAATATTACTTGGGAGATAGTCGAAGCAAATCCACATATTCCATGGGATTACTCATTCTTATCAATGAATAATATGAATACAAGAAAAAATAAATGTATTAATAATTGTAAAATTATTAAAGAAGAGTTAATTATGAAAACTTGGCATCCTAATCGTTTAGAAAAATGGTTAGAATATGGGTTTGATCCTGATGAATAAGTTATTATATTATTATGTTTTAAAAAATTGAAAAAGTTTTTTAACTTAAATTTGTATAGCAAAAATGGAAACATATTCTCGTGAATATCTTAAAGGGTTGAAGAAAGAGATTGACGATAAAAGATATAATGACAAAACAGAAGAATTGGTAGATAAGATTTCTAAAGCTATTCTATTTAGTGCTAAAAAAGGGTTGCTAAATCTACAGCTAAAAATTAAAATTATTCCTATGAATCCAATTAATCAAGGCTGTATGGTAATGAATTATGGCCCAGATACAATTGTAATATATGATATGGAACAAATTGATGCTGTAATTCAAAAGCTAAAAGAAAAATTCTTTGATACACATATTGAATATGTAGAATCAAAAGATTTGCGTGGAAATATTCTTGAAAGTGCTATTCAAGTTAAATGGGATTAGATTTATTAAAAATAAAAAATTGAAAAAAATTTTTCATTATTATTCGTATAACAAAAATGAATGCTTTACAACTTTCTGAAGATGCTAAAGTAATTGAAAGATATATTATTGAATACAAACATACAAATAATAATAGTTCACTACTAATAATTCTAATCCTAGCAGCATTTCTAATGTATCTTGAATATTTTGTAAAAAAGAATAAAAATATTAGTATTTCAGAACCTATTATTGTAGAAAGTTTGGATAAGAATGAATTTGTTATTCCTAAACCTAATATTGTAGAAACTTTGGCTAAAGATGAAGTATTGTATAAAGAAGTTGAACTGCTTCATTCTAAAATTGTAAAGAATGAAGAAGAGACTAATACTAAAAATAGTGATATTATCAAAGAAATTAAAACAATCAATTCTAAGATTGTAAAGAATGAAGAAGAGACTAATACTAAAAATAGTGATATTATCAAAGAAATTAAAACAATCAATTCTAAAATTCTAAAGATTAATGATGAAATAAATAATGATGAAATTTCTAAAAAGATTAGTACCTTGGAAAGTAAAATTACTCAATTACTGTTAGTGAATGATAAAATTTCTGAAATGACTATTAAAGAAGAAAATGTGTATCAAACTTTTATTGGCACATCAGAAATTCATCAAGAAGGTTGCTTTAGATATAAGTTAGATGCTACAATCATTAAAAAGAAATGTAATTCTTATAAAGAAAATAAGGATTGGTTATTGGAAAATCTTGATGAAATAAATACTTCTATGATTAATAAGTGGGTAATGTATCTAACAAATTCAAATGATTGGTTTTGGAGTGAACCAAGAAATATTGATAATTCACTTATTGGTAAACTAAATCAACATAACCCACATGGTTGGTGGAATGACGATAATAACCATGATAATCTTGATAAAACAAAAGGTTATCAAATGCAATCAAAACTTACTTGTAAAAAATATGATTGGGATTGTATTTATGAAATTAAACTTATTAAAACAAAGATTTATGCTCATACTAATTATAATAATGATAATGAATATAAGAATAAAATTGCTGAATGTGCAAATACTATTAATTGGAAAAAAACTTTAACAACGAATTAAAACAGACCAAAGAAAGGTTTCTTGAGTTTGCGTGTTTTGCGTTTGGGTTTTTGGGTTCTTGACGAGTTCAATTGTATCGATTGTATGGCTATTCTCAAGTGCTGTGATGGATGCGCATAGAAAAGTTGTGAATGAAACTATTTAACACAATAATTACACACCCACACTTCATCTTCTTCAATCCAAGTAGCACAACAGTTACACATAAATTCTATATTATGTTCACATAGTCCATTGTTACAACAACCGACATATACTTCTTCACAAATTTCTTCATTACAGATTTGGCAGATGATTGGATCTTCTTCTTCCATTTTTGTTTATGTGTATGGGATGTTTAGGTTCAATTTTATAAAAATTGAATATAAACCTTTATTCATTTTTTATAAAATGGAATATACAAAAGAGCAAAGCAACATTATAAACCATATAAATGGTTCGATGAAAATTGTTGCTGGTGCTGGTTCTGGAAAAACAACTACAATGGCTCATTATATTCATAATCAAATCAAAAATAATAAGATAAAAGAAGATGAAATTCTATTTATTTCATTTACACGATTTGCTGCTAAGGAAATCAAAGAAAAAATCCATAAAGTAATGGGTTCGCATCATAAAATCTTTACTGGAACATTTCATAAAACAATGTTCAAACTTCTAAAGACAGCAAATCTTGAGAAACCAGAATCGAAAAAACTATTTGATGCTCGAATGCAAGAAGGTGTTAATTTCTTCCTTGAAAAAATGGAAGAAAAAAATAAGTCGTTAGTTGATGTATTGAAAAAATATAAGATTTTGGCAGTTGATGAGTTCCAAGATTTAGATTATGATCAGTTTCGTTTTATCACATATTTTAAACAAATTGTTCCTTCCCTCATTGTTGTAGGTATTGGTGATTTAGCACAAAATATTTATCGTTTTCGTGGAACTTCTAATGAATTTCTTCGCACACGGCTACAAGAAGAAGTTGATAAAAATCTAAAAACATTCACATTGACGCATAATTTTCGTAGCAATAAAGCAATTCTAAATTTAGTGAATGCTATGTTTAATGAAGAAATTAAGGAAGGTCATATTCTTCCAATGAAAGCGCCAAGCAATGCGGTGGTTGGAATGAAACCAAAGTACTTTGAATATGCACGGAATCCTGGAAAAGGATATGGGGAATATGAAGATTTAGTAGCAAGAACTCTTATTCCTATTATTAAGAAAGGAAAAGAAAATAATAAGTCTATTGTTCTTCTATTCCCAATTATTAAATGCGCATCATTTCAAATGGTGACCAGTCTTCTTAAAGAATATGCTAAAGTAGAAAATCTTACTATAGATTTTCATCAAATTGCGAAAGAAGATGAAACATGCTCTACAGTAGAGTTTAATTATGATACACGGGCGGCAGATTCACCAATTCAGCTATCAACATTTCATTCTTCAAAAGGACTTGAATGGGATATTGTTGCTATTATTAATATTGATGATAGTATTTATGATTTACGGGAAACCGATGAAGATTGTGAAGCTCATTATGCTGAAAAAACGAATTTAACATATGTGGGTTTTACGCGAGCCATTGAAGAACTATATTTATTTTGTAATGCCAATAGTGGACGGCATAGGAATTTAGCAAATCTAGAACATTTGCTTGATAATGTAATGGATGTTACACTATGGGGTGAAGATGAAATGGAAGATAGATGCTCATCTGTAAAACCTATTGGTGTACGAGATTTGTTGCGGAAATTGCCTCAATATCCAGATCTATTTGAAAAGATTTGTGAATGCAGTGAGAATATTAAAAGCAGAGCTTATGATGGATTACCCATGAAGCGTCTTGATATTTATTCAGAAATGAAGAAACGAAATCGTGAACTAGCGTTTGGCACATTTATTGATTGGAAAATCAAAAATATGCTTTGCTACAGTGATTGTTCTTCAGCGCAAGATTATTTACTTACACTTTTGATTTTGATGGAAAGGCTAAATTTATTTACATCATTATGTCATTTAGAAGATGCAATTGAAATAGCAAAAACAAAAATAGAAGTTACTTTTACATCATTTGATTATAATATATATTGTCCTATTGAACAATTTGTATCAGCCGCGCGTGATATTTCTAAATATATAAAAAGGAAACGCATGTTAGTTGATACACTTGCTTACATTAATAATAGAACCCAAAAGTTAATTCTAAACTCGTATAAGAAAGAAGAAAAAACAATTGAAGATGAATATATAATTTCTCAAAGTCGTGACTTCTTTGTTCGCGGTGTAGTATCAGAAATTGATGCTATTGTATCAGCAAATAACTCTTATCAAGGGATGCCTGATAATTATGAAGAGTTTGTATATGAAAATACTACACATTTGAAAGAAAATATTATTGAATCTTTGAACCATTTAAATATTCATGATCATGAATTGAACGGTGATATTTATTTGGAAACACATTCTTTAATTCGTGGCGAAGTTGATTTATATTCGAAAGAAAATGATGGTCTTATTATTGAACTAAAGTGTGGTGATAAAACGAAAGGTGTTGATTTACGAGATTCTGGTGATTGTAAGAATTTGCTACAGTTGCTTACATATGTCGCAATGGGTCGCCATGGTACTATTCCTTTGAAAGCTTCTAAAGCAATGCTATTAAACCCTTTAACAATGGCTCGTGAGATTTATGATTTGGAATCGTGGTCGTTTGATGAATCTAAGAAATTCATGGAATGCCTTGAGGAGTTGCGTAAACGTGTGGGATAAAGTTATTCACTATGACATTAATCATATGACTGAGACTGTAAGATTGAATAAAAATTGATTGTTGTTTTTTGTATTGATTATTATATAATGTCTAAACGCCGTTTTACACTAGAACTTTTAAATGATATTATATCTAGAGACAATGCAGAATTAATCAGTAAAGCTGAAAAAATAAATAGGAATACAAAAATAAAATATAACTGTAAATGCGGTAAAGAAAATGAAAAAATGATGCGTTATATTATTGAAGAAGCTGGTGCTTTGTGTAAAGATTGTACTAAGAAACATATGGTTGAGAAACAAAAGAATACTATGATTGAACTTTATGGAGAATCACATCCAATGCATATATCAGATTTTAAGAAAAAACAAGAAGAAACTTTAATAAATAAATATGGAACTAAGAATCCTATGAAAAATGAAGAAATAAAAAATAAATTTATTAAAACAATAAATAATCGTTCAGAAGAAGAAAAAAAAATAATTAATAAGAAAAGAAAAATGACAAATCAAATTAAATTTGGAGGAGATGCTCCAGCTTCATCACAAATTGTAAAAGATAAAATAGTTCAAACTTGTTTAAAAAAATATGGAACAGAATATCCATTACAAAATGAAGAAATGAAGAATAAATTAATAGAATCAAATATTCAAAAATATGGTGTTAAATCAACAGCACAATTAGAAAATATTAAAGAGAAAGCAAAAAAAACATGCTTACAAAGATATGGAGTAGTTAGTTCTGCATTGGTTCCTGAAATTAAAGAAAAACAGAAAGAAACATTTAAAAATAATTATGGAGTTGAATACTTTTCTCAATCATCAATTATACAAGAAAAAATAGTTAAAACAAATCTTGAACGTTATGGAGTAGAGCGTCCAAATCAAAATCAAGAAATAATGGAAAAAATACAAAAAAATGCCAAGAAATATAAAGATTACAAGTTTCCAAGTGGAACTATAAGAAATGTTCAAGGATATGAACCTTTTGCACTAGATGAATTAATTAAATCTTATACTGAAGAACAAATTAAAACAGATAGAAAAGATGTTCCAAGGATTGAATATAAAGTCAATGAAAAGAAAAAATACTACTTTCCAGATATTTATATTCCGCATGAAAACTATATTATTGAAGTGAAATCTACATGGACTTATAAATGTAAAACTGATAGTATTAAAGAAAAAGCAGAAGCATGTAAATCACAAGGATATAAATATGAGATTTGGATCTTTGATGGGAAAGGGAATAAAACAATCATTACTGAATTCAATGATGTTCCTCAAAATGAAATTGTTAATAATGAATAAAATTGATAACCCCATCACATAACACTAACTATACAATGTCTTTTATTTTAGAATCACATAAAAAAGAGTTTATCAAACAAATCTATACTATTGTGAATACTATTTACAATACACTAGGTTGCGGATATAATGAGACTATTTACCAAAATGCGATTTGTGCTGAACTTCAAGCATTGAATGTACAATTTGATAAAGAGGCAACAATTCCAGTATTATATAAAGGACATAATATTGGATTTGTAAGAATGGATATTGTTGTGTATGGACAAGTACCGCTTGTCATTGAAATGAAAAGTATCGCAAATATTCGTGCAGAAGAACGTTGTCAAATTTCACGATACTTGACGCTTACAAATAAAGATATTGGCATCCTTATTAACTTCCCATCAACAAAACTATGCCAAATGGAAACAGTTGTTATGAACGATGGAAAGTTTTACAAGTATGATGTGGATAGTGATATTGTGGTTGAGGTTTAAATATAACTTCTATTTGTATTAGAGAATGGATGAAAAAGTAGTACATTGTACTATAATTCAACCAAGAAAAAGTCTCAATGTAAAAAAGCTAAAAGACGGTGAAGTTCCAGAAGTAGAGCCACCTAAAGTATTGACTCCAGCAGAAAAAGGTTTTCAACTAGAAGATTTAATTTATAAAGAGTCACTAAATCTGCCAGGATTAACACATAGTTTTAGAGAACATGATATTAAAAGATATTTTGCGGACACTTCATTAAATGGAATTGATCATTGGATACAAGTTGGAAGAACTCATATTTTTATTCAAGATAAATGGAAAACTTCTCTTCATCAAAAAGAAGTATCTCAATTCTTAAATTGTGTATCTCGAATTCAACTACGTTTAGATGAATCAGCAAATGTATATTTGATGTGGGTTTCTAAATGCGCCCCTACATCAAATAGTTTAAAAATGTTACTTGAAAGAAAAACTCACATCATTATTCAAGATACTTCAACACAAGATTTAGCGAGTGTAACTATTAAAAATATATTAGATATATTATAATTACAAGTATAAAGAAAGCTTAAATAAATTAACTATGTATTGTATATTCACAAATGATAATAATGTAGAAATAAAATTAATTGAGCACCAGTTTTCAGATACATTTAGGCATAGAAATATATATGAAGGAATATTTCGTCAAATAAATACATATTTAATCAATAATAATATTATTGATAAAGATAAAAATATAATAGATTTAGGTGCGTGGATAGGTGACAATTCAATACCATGGGCTAAAAATATAAATGGTATTGTATATGCTATTGATCCATCAAGCGATAATTGTGATTTTATGAATCAAATGAAAATTGTAAATGATATTAATAATTTAATTATTATTAAAGGAGTAATATCAGATAGTGAAAAAATAGTATCAACTGATTCAGATAATTTACAGCATTGTTCTTTTAAAAATAATGATTCACTGAAAACTAAAATGCAATCATTTTGTTTAGATACATTATATAAACAAAATATTATTAAAAACATTACATATATTCATTTAGATGTTGAAGGTATGGAAAAACTTGTAATTTATGGTTCATCTAATTTGATAGATGAATTAAATCCTACAATAACATTTGAACAACATTTAAATAGTGATAATTATGAAGATTTATGTAAGTACTTAATAAATAAAAATTATAGAGTCTTTTTAATAAATGAATTACTTTTAGGATGTGCTGAAGATTGTAGAAACTTTATTGCGTTTCCAAATGTAAAATTTAATGATACTTTATTAAATGATATTGAAGAAACATTAAACTATAAAGGATTATTTATTGAAATTATTTGAATATAATTACAACGCCTTTTTAATATGAAATAATTACAATACCAGACCCTCCCTTTTCTCCATTTCTACTAGAACCTGATGCGCCACCAACTCCAACACCCAATCCACTTCCTACTCCACCAACTCCTTCTCAGCAACAACTAACAAATGAAGAAATTCTTGAAAATGCTGGATTTAGAATTTCACTAACATCAAAAGGAGAGCTTCAAGTTCAAGAGTTTAAGAATAAAAATTCATTTTCATGGGTATAATTGTATTGCTGCTCCATACATACGAGAATTATTTGAATATAATAATGATAAGAAAGAAGGTATGATATTTTTTAATGGATACTATTATGTAAATAGAATCCCTAGAGAAGAAATAACATTAGAAATGGAGCTGAATGGACTTACTAAATACAGTATTTCTCTTCCACAAAAAGTTCTAATGTTCTTTGAAGAAAATGAAGAAACTCCTTATCTAGTTGAAGAAAAGTTTGATACACGTGTTTTTGATGGAAAAGAGGTTCAAGTTCCTTATACTCTAGAAAAATATAAAGAAATTGAAAATTATGTTCAAGAAATAGAAGTATATAGAGTTGAAGATATAGAAGATACTTCTGTATATTCAAACGTTGAAGATGATGATGGTGAAGAAATGAACGTATGTTTTTTTCCAACAATGAAAATGAAACTATATTTTCGTGTGCTACATCATATGAATTATGAAGAGTTTAAAAATAATTTACATAATTTTAAAGATTATTTATCTTTTTCTTGATTTATTACTATTATTATTGTTATTCTTATTATTTCCTACTCTTTTTATTTTATTTTTATAAGTTTTATTCTTTTTTTTAGAATATAATTTACATGTTTCAGCTATTATATGTCTTAATAATGGTGTTGAACTATAACCTCCTCCTTTCATAGATTTATTAAATAATCGTTTGTAGACTGTGTAAAATTCTTTTAACATATTTTGTTCAGAATTATCTAAATTGTTACTATCTAAAATATATTTAAGTTCATCTGGATATAATTTAGATTCACATTGTGGTATAAAACATCTTCCATCTATTGTATTTGATTTAATTGCTTCTATTAAATCTTCTACGCAAAACATACAAGATTTATGATCAAATAATGAACCATCTTTTTGTTTATGTTGAAATTCCCATACAACTCTTTTATCATCATGCGAATCACCAATCGCGCAACATATATTATTTGGTGATTTATGTATTTTAGGAACTAAATCCGTTTCATTATTAGGTCTTTTATTATTATTATTATTATTATTATTATTATTGGTATTGTTATTATTTTTTGTATTTATTTTTTCTTGAAATATACAATCAAATTTAAATTCTTTATTCTTTATATAATTAGAAACATTTAAATTTTTATCATTTGCGGATTTCCATGATTCATCTGATAGTTTAGTTCTTGCTTCAATATCTTTAATGCTGCCTATTTCAGATTGTAATTTACATGCTTCAGAAATTAATGTATATAATCTTCGCACTTTCTCTTTGAAACCACCCCCACCGCCTTCTATACATTCTTTTTCACCGCCAAAATATCCTGCTGTAGAAGCGGCATAAGGTTCTAATTCTGGTATTTTATCACTTGTCGGCGAAGCATATTTATAATGTCTATGATCATTACATATTCTTCCACAAATAGTACACCATTCAATTTCTTCGTTTACTGAATATAGGTCAAATAATTTTTTATTATATGGTTCTTCACATTGATGTTTCATATAACGACAGCCATCTGTTCTTTCAGTATATTCTAAACATACTGGGCAAATGCTATAGTCTTCTGGGTTTGAAAAGATTTGATTAAATAATAATATATCACTTTTTGAGTATCCATCATATAATTTATCAGATTTAGGTCCTTTATTTTCAGATATTCCTTTTAAATATCGATAAATAAGAGGATTATTCTCTCTTGCCCAATATAATAGCGACTTACCTTCATCATCAAATATATCAGTTTTAGCTCCCTTTTCTACTAAATATTTTACTATATTTAGTGATAATGAATTCTCATCATATCTTATTAAATCATAAAGAATACTAATTTCATTTTTACCGCTTAATTTTATATTTATATCTGCACCATGTTCTACTAAATATTTTACAATTTCTAATTTATTATACAATGCTGCGTAATATAGTGGAACTTTATTATTAATAAATGCTTCTTTATTAATATCTGCACCTTTATCTACTAAATATTTAATCATATCAAGAAGAGTATTTGTACGATTAAGAATTAATACCTGAATAATCAAAGTCTTATTATTAAAGTTATTATTTACATCATAATCATTATCTTCAATAAGTTTTTTGAAATTTTCTAAATTGCCACTCAATATAGCATGTATGATGTTTTTTCTAAACACAGATGTATCTTTAAAATATCGTTTAATACTTTTAAACATTGTATCTATAAATAACACCGTAATTATTTTGACATATAAAAACAAATTAAAACCAAACTGCCAAGCAATGAGATTCTAATCCCTATTTAATTTTTATATGTATAGAAATGGTACGCAAACAAAATTTATTTTTTATCGGGATGAATTAAACGAATTTAAGATAAATTCTCATGATAAAGTAATGAAGTTTTATTCAATGGAAGCAAATAATGATTTATAATGCCCTATACTTCTTACAAAATATAAAGTATACAGGATGTTGGACAATGTAAGTGTTGGATAATCTATTTTCGCAAAAAACAGAATTTGAAAACACTTACATTACTTATTATGTAATATTGGATGCAAAAAAAAAGTTAAATGTCTATTTTAAATAAAAAGAATTTTATATAGCAGATTTCAAACGTATTTTTTATTTAATGAAAATGAACAAAATTAGTTATTACTAGGCAACTCTTCATCTACTATCACTGCTACAATAGATTCTTGTCTAGACTCTTGAGGGTCTTCAAGAGTATTAGTAACATAGTTATCAGTTCTATTTTGTGATTCATTATAATACTTGATATCAAGATTATCACATACCATAGCAGCAAATAGTAATATTTCACCAAACGTAAATACTGAGCCACAGATAACCATATAAATCCAATCTTGAGATTTTTCAAATGATTTATGGCTTCCAATAATTAACCCAACTATTAAAATTATAGGTGAGCCAATTACAAAAGCAAATATAATACAACATCCGATTAATGATGCTATTGATGTTACAATATTAATATAACAGTCCTCACATCTTCTATTACAACACAGTAGTTCTGACATTTTGATAAAAGTTTCAACGCTTTATAACATTTAATTTTTTAATTTTTTAGTTTTTATTCTTTTTTGTTTTAGATGTAAATAAAGATCTAAATCTTTGTGCTAATGTTTTTTTAGCAGATGTTTTTTTAGAATCTGTATTATTGCTACTATTTAGTTTTATATACTTTGATGTTTGTTTAGGAGGAGATGGAGTTTTTTTTGAAGATATGCCCGTTATACGAGTTTTATTTAATCTGAATGCCGAGCTTCTACCTAACACATTATCAATTGCGTGTTTCACATCATTTAATCTAGGTTTTTCAATATCTAAACGTTTTAATTCTTTAGCGATAGTAAGATGACTTAAGCCTTTTCTATCGGATGTTGGAATTTCTTTTAGTACATCTAATACCTCTTTTAAATACATATTTGTTCTTCTCTTTTTTTTCTTAATCTATCTTCTTCATTTCTTCTTGAATGATTTGCTGAGAATGTAGGTATACGCGTCCCTGGAACATAACCCATTGTTTTCTAATAATACGCAAAATAAAAAAATCGATATAGTTACAGTATTGTTAAAATGGAACGCTATTTATGCGAAGACTTCATAGCATCTTTAGGACATTTATATAACATTCATTTTAATAAAAATAAAGATTCGTATTTATTTCAAATTTTTTACTATATATAATCAATACACCACATGTTTTTTTCGCATAACAATCTGGCGAATAGTGATAAAATCAATTCATTTCCCCATTAAAAAATCTTTATTCTGCCCTCATTAGTATAAGAGCATCTATTAAAGATTTAGTCATTTATCTTGAATCAGCAAATTAAATTTAAAAAAGATAATAATTAAAATAATTAAATTAAAAGAAAAATATAGTTTTGAAATAATTAATAAGAATTGGCTAAACGAACAATAAGAAATTTCTACAATTTCTATTTTTTATTTATAAAGTACATTTAAAATTATTTTTTATAAAAAATTGATAAAAAATGTGATAGAATTTACACTACAATAAAATGAGTTCTTCTACAAGCACTCCTTCTATGACACCCACGTTTTCACCTACATCTACTATGTATATATTTGATGGTGAATCTTTGTATACTCCTAAACCAATTGTTATAAATGTTAAAAACAATACAACTAATGATGTAAATATAATTATTATTTCATTTATTTCACTTATCTTAGCATGTTTTATTATTAATGTTATTTGGATTCAAGTTGATAAACGTAAACGTTATCAACGAAGGAATAGAATTGCTGAGCAAAATCAATATGTTTTGAATCAAATTGTTGTTCAAGAAAATCCTTTGCACAATACGCGTGTATATGTATAAAATAAGTAAAATTGAATAAACAACCCATTTTTTATTATCTATAAAAATGTTTGAAACCCCAAAATCATATGAAGATGAAATAACTAAGCGTATTGACTCTATTACACTATCAAAAGTAAAACATACTGAAGAACATTTTCCAAAGGAAAAATCGCTACAGCGTTTACCTTTGCTAAACGCTGAACAGCAAGCTGTTCTAGAAGAAGTAAAACAAGGTAGAAATGTATTTATTACTGGACCTGGCGGAACTGGAAAGAGTTTCCTAATTCGTGAAATGAAACGACAACTAGAAAAAGAAGGAAAAAAAGTAGCAATTACTGCCCTAACAGGAATGGCTGCTCTTTTGATTGGTGGAAATGCTAGAACGATTCATTCATGGTCTGGAATTGGTACTGGTACACGTTCAGTACAAGAAATGCATGAATTTATTCGCAAATGTCAGCCAAAAGTACGAGAAGCATGGCGTACAACACATACTCTTATTATTGATGAAATTTCTATGATGAGCGACGTATTATTTGAGAAATTGGATGAACTAGGCCGTCTTATGCGATGGAAACCTGATAGGTCTTTTGGTGGAATTCAACTCATTTGCCTTGGCGACTTTTATCAGCTCCCCCCAATTAACACAAAGTTTGTGTTTGAGAGTTCACTATGGGATACTACTATTGAAACAATTGTAGTACTCGATACCATTTATCGTCAAAAAGACCCAGTATTTCAAAAGATTCTTAATGAGATTCGAATTGGCAAAGTATCGGATGAAACTGATACTATTCTTAAAACACGGCTCAATTTGGATTTTACAGCAGAAGCAATTCGCCCTACAAAAATTTTCACACGACGTGATATGGTAGATTATGTAAATAAAGAAGAACTAGCAAAACTTATAACTGAAACATATACTTACGGTGTAAGTACAAAAGGAAAAGCTTCAACTGAAGCAATAAAAAATGCGATTAAACGCCTTGATTCATCTGCGCCTTATGTTGAAGAGCTTAAACTAAAGGTCGGAGCACAAGTAATGCTTATCACAAATCTTGATCAAGAAGCTGGGTTAGTGAATGGTAAGGTAGGAATCGTAAAAGATTGTAAAACTAGTTCCGTATTCGTAACATTCAAAGGTGATGATTATCCTATTGAAATTAAGAGTTATGAGTGGCCTGTAGAAGGATATGAAACTATTGTACGAAAACAGATTCCACTCATTCTTGCTTACGCAATTACAACACATAAAAGTCAAGGAGCAACTCTTGAATCAGCATACATTGATGTTGGGCCTTCAGTATTTGAATATGGCCAAGCATATGTTGCTTTGAGTAGAGTAAAAAATCTAAACGCATTATATCTCCATGACTATGATCGTAAGGCGATTCGCGCTCATCCAAAAGTTATTGAGTATTATAATAGTTTAGAAGTCGAAGTCTAATAAACAACAACTTAATATATAAAGATAATAAGTACAGATTGAATATGAATATTCCAAATCATTATCTTCTCTAGTATTCATTTTCTTATTCTATATTAGAAATGAATACTGATGCGCAACGTTTATATGTACAAAAGAAAATAAATATGGTATCTATTTTTTTAGTATTAGTTGGAGGAATTAATTGGTTAACTGCTGTATTTATGAAACGTGATATTGTTTCAACATATTTACCAAAACTGTTAGCTAAACTTATTTATTTAGCTGTTGGTGTTGCTGCGTTATACTTAGTAACAAAGCGTGACGTATATTTACCTTTCTTAGGTGAAACTGTATTACCCTGTGCCGCGTTTGCTGCTCGTACACCCGACAACGCGAATCAAGAAGTAACAATTACAACACTGCCAAATACAAAAGTAATTTACTGGGCTTCTGAGCCAAAGGCGGATGCTTCTGGAAACTTACAAGACTGGGATGTAGCATATAACGATTTTACAAATGCGGGTGTTGCTATTTCCGATGAAAAAGGAAAAGCGATTTTACGATTCCGTGGAAGCCCTCAAGCGTATAAGGTACCATTCAAAGGCATAATAAAACCTCATGTACATTTCAGAATATGTGAAAAATACGGAATGGTTGGTCCAGTACAAATATATTATTTAGAAAATGGAACAATTGAAAAATTTAGCATGTAATGTGAAAGTTGGGCTTCAGCCACCTAGTTGGGCGACTGCCGCATTAAAGTTTGCTTGCGCAATATGCTCTGGTGCGTCGCCACGATTAAAATCAACCAAATAACTATACATCCCTTTCAAAGTAAGAAATAAAGTAATAGTACGACCAGTGTAGTTAATATTAAATCCACCCAATTGACTAATACTAACAATCATTTTTTGCTTTTCACCATTATCAAAATCATCTGGAGTTTCTGGCAGATTAATAACAATCATATTATTAATAATCTGAAGGGTAGTCATTTTTGTATACTGTATTTTTGGGGAAATATTTTTCAATTTTATTTTTTTAAAAACTTACTAATAAATAAGGTATGACTTGGACGTTTGATGATATTCCCAAATATGTTATAAATTTGGATAGGCGTCGTGATAGATGGATGTCATTTCAACAGTCATCCGGATTTGAAAGCCTCACTAATTTACGGCGCTGGTCTGGTACAGATGGAAAAACAATAGATTTAGACAAAGAAAATCGTGTATCTCTTTTCACAAAATATAATATAATTCGTTCTACACGACGCTCACATATGGAACTAAATACAAAAGGCGGTGTAGGCTGTTACATATCGCATGTAGAAGTATGGAAGAATTTTTTAGAAAAAGGTGAAACAGAAGTTGGTTTAGTGTTAGAAGATGATGCCCTTATGGATGAAGCAACAGTACAAAAAATTAAGTTATTTACTAAAAGTTCTGATATAATTCAAAATACAGATTTATGGGATTTTTGTATACTCGCGCCTCATGCTGGAAATGTAAAGCATGGCTCCATGTATGTTGGCGATGATTCATGTATGCGATTAATGGAGTTTACAGGTTTAACTGGATACTTAATTACTAAAAAAGGGATTCGTAAGATATTACAACATGTATATCCAATTCAAGGTCATGTTGATTGGTTTATTTCGATATGTGCCCAACTACAAATAGTTGATATATGTACACCTCCCAAATCACTTATACGTATTCGTTATTCACCAACAGATATTCAAAAATATAATACATGTGAAATATGTGATATTAAAACAGATTTCAAAAAAGATAGTGCTATTATTCCACTTTGGAGATTACGCACATATCAGTTTGAAGAAATTGTTTTAGTATTGGGTTTAATATTTATTGGCGCTGGTTATGCTAAGAAAATTTAGTTATTTGCATTTGTAAATTTATATAGAATTTCTTTCACACCTTGTTGATTTAACATAGTATGTAGGTGTGTAATCGTACTAAAATCTTCTGTTGCTAGAAAAGCACGTTTCAAACTCGGATAATATTTAAATGTTACAAAATTGGATTTATATGTAATACATTCAATTTCTGTATTAGAATTTTGAATCATATTGTACGCATGCTCGAACATTTGGAGTGATCCAAATTTAAATGTAAGATTTGAATCTTGGACAGGCCAAATATATTCAAATACTGGAACAGCATTCTGTACTTTTACATAAATACCATTATTCAATCCATATGTATCATTGAGATAGTTAAATACTTGAATTATATTTTCTACTTGAACCATTGTATAATTATACAATATTCTAGTTAAAAATATTATCAATTTTTTTAGTTTACACTATTAGGATATGAATAGGAAATTATTATTAAAAATACTTATTTTCTTAATAGTACTACTAGTATCATTATTACTGTATAATACTTCTAATATAAAAGAAGATTTTGTAAATATAAGTCGTACAAATACTCATGAAGAAGAATATATTGAACCTATTCTACGCGTAGTATATTCAGAACCGCTACGATATATTGGTTCAAACGAGTCAATTGAATCTCAACAATCAGCAGATTTAATTTTAGCACAAAATGCTTTACCGAAGCTAAATAAACCTTATATTCTTATGAATGGAGAACCGAATTTACGACATTATGAAAATAATAATAATCAAGCAGTGAATATTCAACAGCATTGTGTGGGATGTCATGTAAGTCATTTATATTTTGAAGCGTTAAAAGACCCTTATTGTGTTGGTTGTATTGTAAGTACATTGGATTTTGATGATACAGAAAAAACATTTTATGTACCAATGTTTCTTGATAGGGGCCATGTATCTTTTACAAATTCACCCTTTGTTCGCAATCATGTAAACTCAGAAAGACCAAATTTAGCCGCTTACATAGCAACACATTCACCACCACATCGTGATGAATTTTTTAAAGAACTTCGCGCTCTTGACTCTACAGTAGATGGATTAGGTCGAGCGAACCATACAAAAGATGTAGACTTACCACCTCGCGAAACATGGTGGGAATTATCAGAAGTATATAAATCATATAAATTTGGATTTGCAATGGAAAATAAATTAGAAAATGGGTATATAACTGAAAAAATAATGAATGTATATTTGGGTGGCGCTATTCCATTATATTGGGGTACACCTGTTGTAAAAGAAATATTTAATCCAGATTCTTTTGTATATCTTAATGATTTCCCAACCCTTAAAGAAGCAGCTCAATACGTATATAACCTATCAAAAGATGAAACAAAGTTGAAAGCAATGCGTGAAGCACCTATATTTGTAGAAAATTCACCATACGAGCAATACTGGAATGTACCAGCACCTCAATGGGTTGAATCTATAGCAGCTAGAATAAAACAAAATATAGAAAAATTGAAATAATAAACTGAACAAACAGTGTATATAAAATGAATGAAATAGATAATCTTCATTATGAGTTGCTAAGACTAGAGCAATGGGTTCCACATTATACAAATTATTTACATAATTTTAAACATAAAAATAAGTTCTTTGAAGCACTTATGCGTCATAAAGTAAATCAGATTTCTGGCATGTGTTGTGATGTACTTATTGATAGCTCTGGTCATTGTAATTGGGACGCTATTGAAGAACTAGGAAGGCGAGGATATCATATTGGGCCTGGTGAAAGAGACCGTTTTGGTTGGCTAACTGCTATACTAAGCACATCCAAAGGTGCTATTGTATATGGTTAATAAAATAAAAAATGAGTATATTATATATGTATAATTTTTTTAATAAAATAAAAAAAATTGAGTATATTATATATGTATAATTTTTTTAATAAAATAAAAAAAATTGATCACAAAACCACGTTTTTTAAGTATACAAAATGAATACGGAAGTTTCTGAAATTTCTGTAAATGGCAAACAGCTGAAAGGTCTTAAGATTATTGGCAACCCCATTGCCGAGCGAAATGCGACTCATACAATTGTTCTTCTTGATACAAGCGGCTCTATGAATGACCAGTCTAAATTGGCAAATGTAAAGAAAAGTTTGAGTTTTCTGCTAAAATTTCTTCAAAAATCAGATTATTTATCACTAGTCACATTCAATTATGGTTCTCAAATTATCATTGATAATACAAAAGTAACTTCAGAGTATATTGAAACATTTCGTTATGCGATTGATACTCTTGATGCAGAAGGAGGTACAAATCTTTCCGCTGGACTATTGAATGTAAAGTCAATTCTTGAACGTGCTAATCCAACCCAAGTATCAAAAACAGGCCTTATCATTCTTACAGACGGACAAGTGAATGAAGGTATTATTCGCTCAGAAGAACTAATGCGTATTATTCAAGCAATTAAGCAAGTCAATCCAAATATTTCAATTACAACGATTGGTTATGGTGAAGACCATAATGCTGCTTTGCTAAATAATATTGCTACAAACGGTGGTGGTTCATATAATGTAGTAAATACGATTGAAGAAGTTGGTACAGTATTTGGAGATATTCTTGGAGGTCTCATGACAACTGTTCTACAAAACGTACAAGTCAAGTATCCATCTTCATGGAACTGTATCAATATGTACTCGAAAACGAATACAGATAATTCAACAATTCTTTATATTGGCGATGTATGTGCTGAATCTGAAACAATTCTGCTGTTTGAAAATACTACAAATGATACTGTAACTCTAAATGGCGTAAATACATCAGATTATTCAAATATTTCTTATTCAGTTAGCTGGGCTACAAATATTTCACAAAATAAAGAGGCTTATCATATGGCTTATATTCGTAATAGTATTGCTTATATTCTAAAGAATCTAAGAATTCTAAATGAATCTATAATTAGAACTATGCTAGTATCAATGAAAGATTATTTGAATACACCACTTGCTCAATTTCATCCACTTACGCAAATGTTGAAAAATCAAATTACTAATATTGAAGAGCAACTAAATCAACCTTCTAATCTAAATACTACAATGAATCTACAAACAAGTGCATTTCTAGGACTAGGTCGCGGAGCTTCTGTGCCAAGAAGAGCACCTCGTCGTCGCGCTGATTCATCTGATGAAACTCTGATGATGGAAGCAATGAACGCAGTCAATATTTCAACACCTTTTAGCAATCGTGTTCAACGGGAACTAACTCAACGTATCGCAAGTATGGCTACTGATCCAACAGATTAATCATCGCGTGAAAAAATATCTTTCAGTAAAACTAATAGTTCAGAATAACCACCAACATACTTCGCATTACTAAAAATAATTGGAAAGGTGCGATGTTCTTTTCCAGCTATTTTCTTAATAAAATCTAAAAATTCTTCTTTATCATTTTGTAAATATGAGTCGCAATTATATATAGCAATATCGTAATCAGCTAATAACATTTTTGCTTTTACGCAATAACTACAATCGGACTTCGAATAAATGGTGTAGCCAGATTCAGAAGGTTGTGGGAAACTCATATAATAGTATAAACAAATTATAAAGGTTTAAAACTCCGCTAATACAATATAATAAGAATGTATGGAACACATCATAAAACTGGTAAACAAATTCGTTTACTTCAACATAATACATCAACATGGCGTTCAAATAAGTCACTTGTATGGTTAAATGAAACGTGTGACCTTAGCCAGCCGTGGAATCGAATTGATGTGGGGGCAATTGGTTCAAAACAGTTTGATTTTTTAATAGAGCGTCATATAGTCCCTGATATTTTACTATGTACTAATACTGATGATGTTGAATGGATTGTATCTGGAGGTTATAGAAAAGTAAATATAATTGTAGCATCAAAAGCAGTTCTTGATGCGATTAGTTTACAGTACTTGAAAGATGAAAATATTACAAATATGTTATGTTTGGATGAGTTTCATCTATTATATCCTTTTATGGGTTCTATTTGGGATGGTTCTATGGAAGATGCGTGTGTATTGATTGGAATGTTATTTCGTTTTGGAAAAATGTATAATGTTCAAAAATCTAGTCGTTATTCTTATCAGCTAGAAGTATTAAATAGTCTACCAACACTTCCAAAACTCACATTTATTACACAATACTATGTTCCATCTCAATCAAAACGCGCGAAAGAGATTGATATATGTTTACGTAAAAATATTGAGAATAATCTGATTGATGAAATTGTATTACTTAATGAATCTGATTTATCGCATAAATATAAATATAGTTCTAAGATTAAACAAGTTGTAATTGGTAAACGACTATTTTATGATGATGTAATTCGTTGGGTCAATGAATCAGTAGACAGTAATACAATTGTTGTATTTGCGAATGCTGATATTTATACCGATACAACACTTCGCAACTTATATAGTACAAATCTTGATAATACATTTTTAGCATTACTTCGTTATGAAGGAGGAAAAATTTTTGGACCTCGTGCTGATTCACAAGATACATGGGTGATTACATCAGATTCTGTGAAGCAACGTTCTACCCAATGGAATTATGACAGCTTACATTTTTCATTTGGTGTATCAGGATGTGATAATGCGATTACTTGTGAAATGCTTCGTATGAAATATTTAGTTGTAAATCCAGCACTTACAATTCAAACACATCATGTACATGATTCAGAAATTCGCACATATGATAAAGATGAAATTGTTGATAAATCTGTATATTTATATATTGAGCCAACCGGCCTTCATGATATGGAAGCAGTAACGAATCTGCCATCGAACGCAGTTGTATCAAAGTTTCAGATGAGTTCGTTTGATCGTCAAATCCACGCCTCTAAAGCTCCTACATACTGTAAAATGTTAGAAAAAGAAAAACGTTATGTATTTAGTCCAAATGGAAACAATACGTTTGAAAAACAAACACTACCAGTATACAAGTTTGAGAAACTATTTCAAACAAATCACGGATTAGCCTATTCTTATAATAAGATTTATGTAGGTTCTTCAAAAGCATCGGAAAAGATGTGGGCCGATTCACGTCTAAGTACTCTTTCTCCAAGTGTACGTGTAAAGAAAGGGTATGTTGTTCCACTGCCAGAAGATATGTGTAAATCGCGAGAACTCTATATGATGTACTATTTGCCAAAGATTTTAATGTTACGTAATCAGTTTGGAAATGATGGTGAATTCTGGTGCCCTAACAAAAAGGAGTATATTGAAGCATTACAGCTTTTTAAATGGAATACTTCTAAAATGCCACTTCTATCGCAAACGGATAATGAGTCTGCTTTTATGGATGAAGCGTATGTACTATTCCCAAGTGATAATAAAGAAGTAACACGTGAAGAAATACAAGTATTGCGTGGATTTTTACGTGATATGAGTGACGGTTCATATGTTGTTGTATGTATGGATGAAATTTATATTAATAAAGAATTTGTTAAAACAATTGAAACATTATATGAAAATGTGAAAGTTGTATTTCCATCTACATCATTAGAGCGTAAGATTTCAGCATTTCAAAGTGCTTCTACAGTGTTATTATACTGCTCTAAATCAAGTGAATGGGCTTGGAGATATATTTGGGCAGCACAACCAAAATCAAATCTTATTACTATTATGAATGAAATGGAAATGAATGGTGAAATTCATCATTTGGCAAGTGCTTCTGAACTAAATCATACAATTCATATTGTTCCAAAAGGTACATTATCATCAAATACAATCCAACAAATTTTAGAAACATTTAAGAAAACAAATAAGAATGAAAGTAACAATATTCCAGTGGTATATGTACCAAATCCACTTACTGTTGAACCGTTTTATAAACACAAAGGTGATTCGTTTCGAGAAATAATAGATATGTGGGCTGAGCGCGGGTATATAAAGAAAGAATATGCTGAATGTAAAAATGTATGGATGAACTCAGTAGGTGGCGTGCTGCTCTATGATAGACCAAATTACGATTGGATTAAAGGTGCTGATGCAAAAGAGCAAAGTTGGAAACTTGCACTCTTTGGAAATCCGAAACCGATTGGAAATAACTCGAAGCCATGGAGTTTCTGGGCACGCCGTCCAAGGCTTCTAGAAGCTATGTTAGAGAAAGAGCATAAGAAAACAAAAAATATTGTATTTTATGGTAAAGTAGAAAATCAAATCCAAAAGAAGTATCGTACAAATTATGATTGGTCATGTGTTTGTGATGAATTCTACATGGCAAATGAATCTGAAGAGCCTAAATTTTCAGAGCAAACATATTTGGAAAAACTAGCAGAATCGCATTATGGGTTATGTTTGGCTGGATTTGGAAAGAAGTGTCATCGCGAAGTGGAATGTATGGCGCTAGGTACTGTACCAGTTGTTGCGTCAGAAGTTGATATGGAAAGTTATGTAAATCCACCAATTGAAGGTTTACACTATATTCGTGTACAAAATCCTGAAGATTTGAAAAAGAAACTATCAGATATTGATGATGATATATGGTGGCGCATGAGTCAAGCATGTAAAGAATGGTACAAAGAGAACTGCAGTGTTGATGGAATGTGGAGCCTCACACAAAAGTTAATTGCCTAACGGAGAAACTTATTTGTTAAAATAATACACAAAGCTCCCCTTATCACCCCAGAACTTATACATAAACGTTCCATCCATTCTATACACCCCACGAACTTTGGAATCTTCTTCTTCGCATCCCGTTTCACTAAAATAGTCTTCTAGTGAATGAGCTACAAAGATTTCACCATCACTTTCTTGAATTTTATATACTTTACCTTCTTGAAATATTGGTAGAATAGTTTCTAGCAGCATATAATCACGATATACGCAATAGTGAATCTTTCCATCTGCGGTTTCATAGCCGAATGTAGATGAGCCTCCCATTTTGTTTTATGCCAAAAAATTGATTTAAAAATAAATCAATTTTTTGTATTAGAAAAATGAGTCATAAACACTTTGTTCTTGATGGCACGGGCTGTGTGGAGCTGATGGAGTCTTTTGGCTCGGATCTAACCGTTGTGAATGCTGCTCGTGTATCGTTTGCGAAAGAAGTACATGAGTTTACTGATAAAGACCAAAAGCTAATCAACTATCTAGTAAAACATAACCATATTAGCCCTTTCTTTCATCCTCAGATTCGTTTTCGTCTAAAGATGCCTATTTTCGTGGCCCGTGAATGGTTTCGTCATACTGTAGGATTTGCTCGCAATGAAGTCAGTCGTCGTTATGTAGATGATGAGCCAGAAATCTTTATTCCTAGCGAACTACGTGCTCGTGATAAGAATCTGAAGCAAGGATCCAAAAATGATTCTATTGAAACGAATGAGCAAATGGTTGAAAAAATCAAAGACTTTTCCAAGCAATCGCTTGCCCTATATAATGAACTACTAGAGCAGCAAGTAGCCCCAGAAGTAGCACGTGGTATTCTTCCTCAGAATATGTATACTGAGTTTATTGAAACTGCTTCTCTATATGCGTATATGCGTCTATGCGCACTTCGTCTTGATCCTCAAGCGCAAAAAGAGATTCGTGAGTATGCGACTGTAGTTTCTAAACTACTTGAACAGCATTTTCCAGCATCTATGAAAGCGTTTCATGATAAGTATGATTAAGTAAAGGATGGTTCGGCATCGGAATCTGGATAATCAGTACATAATAGTTCGGATTTTACATCATATCTTCCCACATAACTAAAGTCTGTAGTATAGACTTTATTTTTGTTTTGCTCATAATAATACTGAACTCCTTGAATCTTCAATGGTTTCAACTCAACCTTTACAAGTTCATACGCAATTTCAGACTCGGTTGTATCAACATACATTTTTGGTTTAAGCTCAACAACAACATTCGATGTATTGATTTCTTTCTTTTTATAAATACGTTTTACAGATTTATCCGTTTTTTGTTCTTCTTTTTTCTTTGGTGGCATATCTACTACATCTCTAAATCCTTTTTTAAGCATAGATTTATGCCATTCACCATCACGAATTTGACTCCATAGTGGAAGAGGCTCATCTCCTTTCCTATGAATTACACGAGGTTGCCAGATTCGTGTCCCGTTCACATCATAGAGTTTATGACCATCAATCTTATGAATCTTTTTATTATTCTCTTCTTTACTCAAACAATCATAACATGCTCCATCTGATACAGCTTTCTTTCGACATCTTACTTCTTCAAATAAATCATGTTTTGTCACATTACCTTTATCGTCAAGTAATCTTGTTTTAAATGAATTACTTACACTCGTTCGATTACAATAAGCCATTTTGATTATTTTGTATTGTTTGATATGTTAATCAATTTTTTTATAAATGTTGAGCGTACGTGCACTAGGGTCTGTTGCCCCTTCACACCATTTTGGCATCCAGAAATATGGGAGAACTTTCTCATGTCCACCATAATGTTTCTCAAAAATCGTTCTATAATAGTATTGCTCTGGAGTTTTGGGTGGTAAATATGTATACTGTTTCGCGAATTCTTCCCAGTTGCTAGGTACTAAAGTAAGAACTTTTTCTTGAATAATTTCATACCAAGATTTTTCTAAACTACTTACACCATCGCTGAACGCTTCTTTCTTACGCCATAACACTTCATCTGGTAGCACAGTTCCATCATTGAATGCTTCACGTAGAATATTCTTTTCTGGTACTCCACCTTTTCTTGGCCTACGAAAGTTTGTTGGTAACGATAGTGCGACTTGTACAAATTGACGGTCTAAGAATGGTGTGCGTGGTTCAAGGCCATGACTTGAAATAGAGCGGTCGCTACGCAAAACATCAAAGTAATGAATATCACTTAGAAGACGTTGTGTCTCTTGTTCAAATTCAAAGTTATTAGGAGCATTATAAAAATACATGTAACTACCAAAGACTTCATCAGACCCATCACCATTAAAAACAACTTTACAATCGCTGTGCTCACGTATATATTTGCTAACCAACCAATTTCCTACTGAAGCACGTACACTTGTAGTATCAAATGACTCAATATCATGAATAACTTGAGGAATTGCGTTAAAAAAGTCATCTGGTGTTAGTACAATTTCTGTGTGGTCTGATTGAATAAACTCTGCTACTTTACGAGCATACGCAATATCTGTAGAGCCAGCCATTCCAATACTAAACGTTTTAAGAGGTGGCAGCTCTAAATCACGAAGATTCTTTGCTACTAATGATGATATTAAACTAGAATCAAGTCCGCCACTTAGTAAACATGCTACAGGGCGCTCAGTTAGCATTCGTTTTTGTACAGCATCTTCAAGAGCCATACGAACTGCTTTCACTGCCTTTGACCATTCATTATATTGAGGATTTTTTAGAAAAGGTACTTGTATATAAGATTTATTTTCAATTAATTCTAGTGAAGACGCATTGTATATGCGGTATGTGCCTGGCATGAATGGCACAATATTTTTACATAATCCAGTGAGGCCTTTCATTTCAGAACTAAAGTATTTGTTATCACCTACATACAATGGTCGTACACCATACGGGTCACGGCCAATTACAACTTGGTTCTTTTGTAAATCAACAATTACAATCGCAAATACACCATCGAGTAGTCTAAAAAAATTATTAACATTCTCACAATTTTTATAATATAGTTCACCTAATACTTCGCAATCACTATCAGATTTTACCTTAATATCATATTCTTTTGCTAACTCTTTCCAATTATAGATTTCACCATTACACATATATTGAATTGTATTTAATTCATAGTGACTAGAAAATCCTGTAGGGTCATATAGAAATGGTTGCATCCCATCAGGGTTTAGTCCATTAATAGCAAGTCTGTTAAATCCCATAGTCCCCGCATGTGCTACAGAAACAATACGAGTATCTTCAGGACCACGTGCTTTCACTTTATCAACATGTTTTTTAACATTTGCACTACAAAAGTTTCCTAAACAGAACCAAATGCCGCACATTTTACTATAATTATAATCTAATAGTATTTTAAATGGATTATTCCGACATCATTCGCAAGATGCAAGCACAAGCTCAGTATGTATATCTTAGAAACAACACATTATCAAAACAACCAACATGTAATTTTAGTACATGCTCACAGCTCTCGGGGTGCCAGCCAATTCGTTATGAAACATATCAGCAAAAATATGATATTTCACTTGGTAAATATTTATGTAATACATGCTCTACGACAACTATCTGTTTCCCTTCTTCGTAACAGCGCTTAAACTTTTCTAGTATTATACATTAAATGACGAATCATATATTAAAATCAATGAGTGATAAAGCTGATGAAGCAATAAAACTAATTAAACAGATACGTGATTTAGGTATCCTTGAATCTGACCCATCATATTTAGCAGTGAAAGCACATCTAAATGAATGGATTAAATCAGATGATAAAAAAATAAAAGATTATGTTATTGAATTTCCACGATATGGTCGCAAAGCAACACTTACTTTACCTTGGCGTGCTGACCAAACTTGTTCTTTCTTAATGAAGAAGCCTTATGGCTCCTAGAACCATTCATTTTATTCATGGAAGAAGCCTTATGGCCCCTAGAAGAAACCTTATAGCTCTTAGAGCGTTTTCTTGTATTGGAACTATTCATTTTGAATTTAAACTTTTGTAACTCACGTTTTTGTTTTTGTAATACAGAATCTAAAAATGAGAGAGTTTTAGACTTACGTTTTCCACCGCCACTGAAACTTGATACTGGAATACCCTGTTCTTTTAAAAAATTTGTTAAATCTTTATGAGCATTACGAAAGCCTTCATTTAATGTAACTTTTTGCTCAGCGTTTGAAATTGTAGAAGGAATTCCTAAAAGTTGCCAGCATAAATGAGGATATGGTACTAACATTTTACCACGATTATTCGCTGCTAAATAATTATCAATTGGTTCTTTCTTATCATCGGGAACTTCCGCATATTTTAGCACGGTTTCACATGCTTCTTTACCAAATACTGTGAATGTGGCACATGTAATCCAATCACAGCGAATAAGTAATGGTTCTTTTGTTTCAACCTTTTGAATGGATGGATATATACCACCACCTTGAAAATGACTGTATTCACCTTTGTGTTGCTCTAAATATTTCATGATTTCTGTAGAACGCTTATTAAATGTCTCTTTATCTTGCGTACGAAACGCATCATCTTCAAACACTATCAATAGTTTATCAAGATTAGGGTCTTCTGCTAACTTCTTTTTAATAATCTCAACATAACTTTTACCTACACCAACCCAACCGCGACCTTGTTCATCATTTACTGCTGGAAATCGTATTAAATTAAATACTGTATCTTTAAATTCTGCTTGCATATGAGCCCATCTATCTGTTGATTTATCTAAATTTATAACATAAGCATCCCAGATTTGAGACATTCCTATTATCCGTATATATTTAAAAGAATTACTATCACTATTTAGTAATATGACCGAGGTAACAAAAGATGGAGCTCTTTACGAGCTTCTAGCTCGCGGGAATAAAGATTTGTACTTTCAAAGTGATACAATGACAGCATTATCTCCTTTCCGTAATAATTATAAGAGAATTCCAGCATACCTACATGAATTACGAAAGATTCCTTCAATTAACAATACTGATTTTGGTAAAATTATTGAGTTTGAGTTTGAAGTTGCTGGAGACCTTTTTACACATCCGACATTATTAATTGATTTACCATCATGGCTTCCAAAAAATTATGCTCCGTTAAACTATAAATCGGTTGTAACAGATCTTACTGGAGTTTCATATGGGTATACGAAAGGGATTGGTTATTTCTTATTTGAGAATATACAAGTATATCAAGACCAAATATTGATTCAAGAATTTAGCGGCGACGCGTTATATGCTACCCGACTTTCAAGAGGTTCACTGAATAGTGCTATTCTAGAAAATGAACTAATTGGATATCATGATGGTTCTTCCTTATCGATTGGCCGTAATGCCACACCACAAACATTACGTTTAGAACTTCCTGTCCTAGGATGTCAACATATGGATGATGGCGGATTCCCATCGTTTGGAGTTCGTCAACAAACATTTCGTTTACGTTGTAAATTACGAAAGCTAGAAGATTTAATAGAATCAAGTGATGGACAAGTGAAACCAGCGCCATGGAATAAAACATTTAAAATACAAACAAGTTCCGTTGGCCCCACAACACAGTTTCAAACAATAGATAGATATAAAATTGACCAACCAGTTATATATTTAGAAACTCGTCATATATATGTGGATCCAGATACACAAAAAGAACTTGTAGAATCTGAGCTAGATTTACCTTTCTCACGATTATATGAAAATATATTTCATTTTATTGAAAAGGACTATGCGCCATTATCACGCAATGCTTTAGCAGCAACAACACGACGTATAGATGCTGTACATCCAGCAAGTCGTATGATATTTTTTATGAGACAAAATAGTGATATACAAAAGAATAAACTTTGGAAAATTAGTTCAGATGTATCCAATAATGAATATTATAACAACATTTCTTTTCTAATTGGTTCTCGTGATCGGGAATCTTCTTTTTCACCACTTGTGTGGAACTTAATTGCACAGCATGCAAAAGAAGATCGATATTCTGGCAATGGACTTGGTGTAATGAATTGGGATTTAGGAGAACAACGGGCAAAAAGGCCACCTTTTGCTAGAATGCCTGAAGGAAGTGTAAATTTTTCAACAGCAGATAGACCAACATTGTATACAGAACTTCAAAATATAGCTGGAACAAATCGTGATACTGAAATGAGATTAATTGTTGATACTTGGGGAATATATGAAATAAGCGAACGAAGAGGTGCTTTAAAGTATGCTAATTAGATTCTACCTAAAGTTGAATCGCAAATATGTATTAGATATATTAAATGTCAGTAATTACAGACTTATCTGGCTCTCAAATGACTCATTTATCAGGCTCACATGTAGATGATACGCCTACTGCTACTTCCACTGCTGGCTCGGTAGAATTTAAATATGTAAAAGAATCAAATGATTTAACTGATTACGCACTTGATTTTATGTATGATGAAGTACCATATTATCCTATTATTAAATCATATACATCTGAAGAAAAAGTAGCGCTTTTTATTTGTGTAAATGGTGTTATAAGTGTTGGTGGTTATTATATGGATGATGGTGAAATTCAAGAATATTTTAGGGGCGACGATGCTTCTGAAAAAATATTTGATTCTATCAAAGATTGGTATGACGATTTTTACGGTGAACCAGTTTCTATCGATAAATTACTAAATAATGTGTTTATTGGAGAAGACCTTGTCCCACTTTGGAAAGTTCTAGTGGACGAAAAAGAATCTGATGCAGTTGAATTGGAATTTATTGAACCTAAGAAGCTTGACCGTGTAAATGAGTATTGTATTTTACTTATTACATATTTGACAGTTGTATCATTTAGTGTAAGTATTTTTGGTATTATTCTACTATCATTTGTATAAATATTTTTAAAATTGATTTAAAGTTTAAATCATATTTTAAAATATAAGATGAGTGTTTCGGATGATTTAAATATGCTTATTGGTCATTATGGTTTAGTGGAAGTTCATAAAGCACTTCAGAAACGTATGTCTGATGATTATGAGTATTTGAAAACTTTATTTGAGAAAAAGGATACACCTAAACTAGTAGAGAAAGTAAAACAAGTTGAGCCAGTACCACAAGTAGAAACTACAAAAGAAGATAAAAATACAGTTGTAGAAACAGTTGTAGAAGATTCTTCTGAAAAAAAAAAGTTCAAAGATTCCAAAGAGCAGAAACTGTGGCAACGAGAGATGGAAGAGAAGAAGAGAAAAGAAAACCTAGAAAAAAATATTTCCATCAAAGATTTATTAACAAAAGAAAATCTTAAGAAATGGATTGAAGATGAAGGTCGTACATATTCTTATATTGCTCGCGAGCATGTTGGATGTAAAGATACGGAAGTATCTGCTGCTGCTAAAGCGTTTGGCATTGAAAATACACGTAAACAAGTTACAATTCAAGCGAAGAAATAGATGTATAATGACTTAATATAAATTGAAATACTGCTTTATCTTCACCTTCTAATGTTTCACTTAAGTCAGTGATATAATTATTAAGATTTATATTAAATAAATATTGAAATGAAATAAGTTTTTCTAGTATATTTAATTTATAGTTTTTATTTGCAGTACATAATGGTTGGAAAATACAAATACTTTTTACAACTTCTTTATCATGCAAATCAACATTTACATTACTGGCGATATATTTTTCATCTAATACTTCATATGTACCATCAAATGTTTTTAATAAGTTATTTATAACAGTTTGGTCAAGTAATGGGGTTGTTAGTGATTCAAGCTCTTGAATAACATTTGTAAAGAAGTTTCGAACTTTATTATTATTTCTTAGAATCATAAAGCCTACATTTACAGTAGTGTCATTTTCTTTCATAAAAAACATATCAACATCTTTTTTAAGAAGTGGTTCAACAAAATTATTAAATTCTTCTTCAAATACAAGAATATCAGCATCACTAAAAATAAAATAATGATTTTCTGGAATTACTTTAAATAATTCCATAATTTCATAATCTTTTAAATACATTCCAGCTAGAAAATGTTCACCTTCCTTGTAAGTAACTTGGTCAAAGAGTTTTTGTGGTTTTTCAATTGGGTATAAATCAAAATATTTATCTGATACAGTGCTGACTAATACATCACAAAACACACCATATTTTTCACTCCATAAGAAAAACCAAGGGATTGTCATTATAAATATAAATTATATGTATGGTTTAAACCATCTATATTTTTAATAATATATGGAAACAGATATTTTAATAGTTGGTTGTGGATTATCTGGGGCAGTTATAGCAGAGAGACTGGCAAGTCAATATAATAAAAAAGTATTAATCATTGATAAAAGAGATCATATAGGAGGAAATTGTTATGATTATATTGATGAAAAAACAAATATTAGAGTAAGTAAATATGGTGCTCATTTGTTTCATACAAATGATGAAGAAGTATGGAATTATATAAATAAGTTCAGTAAATGGATACGTTATGAGCATAAAGTTTTAGCAAAAGTAAATGAGCGACTTGTACCAGTCCCAGTAAATATGGAAACTATTAATATAGTATGTAATGAAAATCTACAAAATACTGAAGAAACAAAAGGATGGTTTGAAAAAAATAGTATAAAGTGTGAAAATCCTAAAAATAGTGAAGAAGTAGCTTTATCACGTGTAGGAAATATTTTATATGAAAATATATTTTTACCATATACTTTAAAACAATGGAATAAACATCCAAATAAGTTAGATAAATCTGTTCTTTCTAGAATTCCAGTATATTATGATAATAATACTCGTTATTTTAATGATAAATATCAAGCTATTCCAGAAAATGGTTATACAGAATTTATTAAAAATATATTAAATCATAAAAATATAACAGTTTTAGTAAATACTTCATATGAAGATATTAAAGATAAAATATCATATAATACATTAATTTTTACTGGACCTATAGACTCATATTTTCAAGATTGTGGATTAGCAAAGTTAGAATATCGTTCATTAATATTTGAAAAGGAAGTATTTTTAAATAAAGGGTTTTATCAATCTAGTTTTGTTATAAATACTCCATCATCTAATACATTAACAACACGTATTATTGAATATAAACATTTACCATATAAAGAAAATTATGATAATCCAAATACTATAATAATAAAAGAATATCCAAGTGATATAGGCGAGCCATATTATCCAGTGCCAAATGAATATAATTTAAATTTATTTAACAGTTATAAAGAAATGGCAGATAAATTAGAAAGTAAACGTATATTTATGATTGGCAGATTAGCAAACTATAAATATTTTAATATGGACCAAGCAATACGTAATGCTTTAGATTATATATCAAAAATTATAACTTAAATCGCTATAATATATTTCATTTATATGGATTTTAAAGAATTACAACTTCCAACTTTATATAATGGATTTATTTATACAATTAATGCTGCAATATTAGTAAGAAAACATAATACGAATGAACTATCCTACTATATTGAAAATGAAAATGATACTTTAGAAGTTGTATACCGTGAAAGGACCGCATGTGATGGTGTTTTATCTGGTACTATAATTAAACCATATACATGGGAATATGAACCACCTTATCTTATACTGGCGAATGAAGAAAAAAATTTTCAAGATCCTCGCATATGGTTGTATAAAAATAAACCATATATATCCTTCACTTATTATCCAGTAGTATTATTTGGAGAATATAATATTATTAATAAAAAATTATCGTCAATTATACATTTACCAATTGGAAGAAATTTTATGGGAGGGCTTGAGAAAAACTGGGGATTTTTCGAACACGATGGCAAATTATGTATGGTATACTATCCTTCTCCACTTGTTATACTAGAAATGGATGCTGATAATAATTTTAGTATAGTTAATATGAGTGAACAATTTTGTAGTGAACTTGGTGTTGGTGTATGCGGAGGTTCTCCACCAGTATTACATCCAACAGAAAATATATATTATATATTTGTTCATAAAACAATTATACAAAATAATTATAATATTTGGTGTGTAGCTTTTACAAAAGTTACACCAACAAAATGGGAAATAAAAGGGTTTACAAAAGAACGTCTTAATAATAATGATATAACACAAATATCATTTTCTGAAGGGGCTGTATATGATAAAATAAAAAATAGTTGGATAGTAAGCGGTGGTTATAGAGATCAAGCGCTAGGATTTTGGACAATTTCACATGAAGATTTAAAATCAAGAATGACTTGGTTATTTTGAGATTTTCGATTTCTTTTTTTTACAGGTTTAATTTCATCACTTGATGTTTCAATAATCATGATATCTTCAAAAAGTGTTTGTAATAATGTTTTAAAAGTAAATTGTAACTTTTCTAAATGATGTTTCATTGAACTATGATTTTTTTGAATAGTGTCTAATACAAATTTAGTGTTCGTATTATGTTCTTTTATAATTAATGCTATATTTGTTAATTCCATTTGTAAAATAGGTTTGATAGAATCTACTTTATTTTGGATAGAATCATCTTTTTCAAGTACAGAACTCTTATTAAATAATAAAAGTGCCACATCAACTAAACTGTTTAATACAACCATCAGCGATTCAACGTCGTGATTATTAAACTGTTGGATATATAATAGTAGTTGATTTGAATTTGTAAATTCTGTATAAAAAAATTCTTGAGGCGCACCAACAATATTTGTATTAAGTGAAATAAAAATACCTAACTGACAATCTTTATGTAATTCTAAATCTCGCTTAAACTTATCAACTTCTTTCTTTGGTACATTATGCGAATAGTTTTTAATTTCAAACAATGTTTTACAACCACGAATTTCTCCAAATCTATCACAGCTATGCGGTGTTTTCGCAGTATCTTTTAATTCCCATGTTGTAAAACTTTCAACCATAGAATCAAAATTTTGTTCACCCGTTTTACCTTTATTTGATGATACATTGTTCACAAGTGTATTTTTAGTAAATTCTTCAAGTTGCTTTTGTAGATTAGTAATCTGTTCTTTATAAATACATTCTACTTTAGCATGTTGTGATTCTACATGATTTACTGCGCCTTGTAATGATTTAGAAAATTGTTCTTGAGAAGATGATTGTAGATTATAAAAATTTTGATTTAATGCTTGATATGATTTATTTGATTGCTCTAGTTGAATCTGTAAATCTTTAATTTGATTGTGTAGTTTTGTTAATTCATATTGTTTCTGAGTTTCAATTTGAGATTGTAGATTTTTTAATTCTAAAGTTTTCTGTTTTTCTAGTTCAAAAAGTTTTTTATTTAGAAGTTCTTGAAATTGAATAGAAGATGAACTTTCACGAAGCGATTTTAAAGATTCTGATGCAAGCTCTAAAATAGTTTCAAATTCTGTAATACTACACGATTGTAATAAATGTGAAATAGGTTTATTATGTTTCCATGACGTTATGTAACTATTCGCATCACTTATTTGTGATACAAATGCCATTTTTTCCTATATAATTATATATAATGAATGTTTAAGTTTTTAGTTTATAGCATATTAATAGATGAACCATTATAAATTATTAGTTTTACTTATTATATTACTACTGTTATTTAGTAGTTACTTAATTCGTAATACTTATGAAAATTTTCAAACTCAAGAAAATTACGATATTATTATTATTGCTGGACAATCAAATGCTTGTGGTGCTGGTAAAAGAAATATGTGTGATTCTACACGATTTTAATAGACGTTTAGAAGGGGATGCTGTTATGAATACTAGTGGAAATATAACAAGAGAAAATTCTGGTAATACTCATTTTTCAGCAACAAGTATTAGAGAATTAGGCCGACGTTATTTTTATTTTTATGATATGATTAAATAAATTATTTATATTTTCTTGTTTTCCTTTTACCACCTTTATGTAATCTTGTTAGTCTTTCTTGTAAACTATTTACCAATTTTTTACTTTCATTTTCTTTCTTCTTATTTTCATTTGCTTGATATTGAAGATTACTTATTTTAATTTTTACATTTGTTGTAAATTCAATATTCTCATATATATCTTTAATTTTTTTACGAACTAGTTTTTCTCCTTTATTAATTGTATTAATTGATATATTTACATTATTTAATTCTTTTTCAATTAAATCAAGTTCATGATATATTCTAACCATATTTGATTTATTTATATCAATATCATATTCTAATACAATAATCATTAATGAAATTAAATCTATTTTTTTATCTACTTTTTTAATATTATTACATGATTTACGTTTCTCTTCTTTTAGTTCATCAAACTTATTTTTAATTTCCAAGTATAATCGTTTTTTCTCTCGTTTATCATGTTCATTATATGCTTCTTCAATTCTATCAACAAGCTTACCAAAATCACTACTGAAAAGTTTACATACCTTTCTTGTAAAATTACTCATCTAATAAAATTGAAATATTTTTTTGTATTTGAAGTGTAGGAAAATGAACGCAAAAGATAAAGTATTAGATTCACTAGAAACTTTGCGTATTCGTGATTTACAATCTGGTGATAAGTTTTCTGCCCTTGCTTATACAAAAGCGATTCGTGAATTAAAGAAAATATATTCTATAACTTCTTTAAAAGATGTAGAAGGGGTTGCTGGTGTTGGAAAAAAAATTAAAGAAAAGATTCAAGAAATTCTTGAAACTGGTCAGCTAAAAGCAGCAGTGAAAGCAAAAGAAGAAGTTCCAATTGAACTGTATCAAAACCTTTTGAATATTTATGGTGTTGGCCCAGTGAAAGCAAAAGACTTAATTCAAAAAGAACATATTAAATCAATTGAAGAACTTAAATCAAAACCGGAACTATTAAATGAAGTACAAAAGAAAGGATTAAAATATTATGATGACTCGTTACTACGCATTCCTCGTAGTGAAATGGAACAACATGAAAAAATTATTATGAGCCATATTGAATCTCCAGTAGAAGCAATTATTGTTGGAAGTTATCGTCGTGAAGCACCTACTAGTGGCGATATTGATGTATTACTGAAAGTTCCAGAATCTTATACAAAGAAACAACTAAATGAGTATTTTGAAAATTTTATAAAAACTTTACAAGATAAAAAGTATTTGATTGATATTCTTGGTATTGGAGAAAAGAAATGCTTAGGAATTGTAAAATTGGATGATGATTCAGTCGCGCGGCGAATTGATTTCTTAGTTACTCCCGAAAAAGAATATCCATATGCTGTACTTTATTTTACAGGGTCAGATTCTTTCAATGTAGGGTTTCGTAAATATGCGTTGAGTAAAGGGTATACATTGAATGAGCATGGTATGAAAGAAACAAGTGGTGATAAAAAAGAGGTGGAAGGTATTAAAACAGAAAAAGATATTTTCAAATTCTTTAATTTAAAATATATTAAACCAAAGAATCGTAAAGATGAGGCTGATATTATTGTAAAAACAAAAAAGAATAATACCGCTAAAAATAAAAATACTAAATAGATATGAATAGAAAAAATATTGGATATATATTAATATTAATAAGTATTATACTATTTTTAATATTATTTCAATCAAAACAGTATGAAAAATTTGAAAATATTAATTTAGTTATACAATCATCACCAACAAGTGGATTTTTTTCAAATTTTAATAAATTAATTACATATTTAGTTGATAATCCTATGATAACAAAAATAACATATGATATGCGTTCTCATGGACCATCAACTGCATTTTCTTATATTAAACAAAATGAAGAATTATTTTCAAAATTATTTGAAGATTATGATGAAAGATTAGAAACAACTCAATCTATTATTTCTTCAGATTATCAATCTTTTAGAATTACTGGTAATAATGCTTATAATTTTTATAACATAAATAGAAATAATTTAAAACCATTTCATGATGCTTATAATAAATATATAAAAATAAAACCGCATATTCAAGAAAAAATAAATATAAAAGTAAATGAATTAAAAAAAGATTCTGGTCAAATAATTGGAATTTTTATTCGCTCTAATGCCCTTGCTCATGAACAGCCTAGTGGTAAAATGCCATCTCGAGAAGATTATATAAATGCTATAAATAATATTCCAAAATCAAATAATGTTAAATATTTTTTCTGTATTGATAATCAAAAGGATTTAGATTATTTTAAAGAAATATTGTATCCAAACTATTATACAAATATAAGAAGAACTTCAAATACAAATGACGGTGAACCTCATACCAAAACAATAGGAACCCTTGAAGATTTAGAAAACTCATTTATAGAGGTATGTATAATGAGTCATTGTGATATTTTAGTTCATTGTGTATCAAATATGGTAACAGCTTCATTATATATGAATATGAAACAAAAATCAATATGTGTTTCTAAATAAAAGAAAGAAACGTATTTACCGCGAGAATATATTCTAGAAAATCTTTCACCAGAAAAATGTATAAAAAGGATATTTGAAGAATTTTTACCAGAATGTAAGTGAAAAATTAGAGTGTGAATTT